TTACACGTATCCTTTTCCTGCGTCTGCTGTTCCATCTTGTCTTTCATGATTCCTTTTCATTTTCTTTTTGTATGCGTCAATGAGTTGGTCGATAGAATAGTAAGTATTGGCGTACAAAAACGGCATTATTAAAACTTGTACAATGCTATTATCAATACCTTTTACAAATTGTTCTGTTAGCGTATGCATTACATGAACAAAATAAACTGAATGTAGTTTAGGTAAAGTAACTTCATTTTCAATCAAATCAACCATAACCTCAGTAGTTTCTTCCAAATCTTCTTCATCAACAATAGTCAAAGTTAATTGCAAACTGAAAGCTAAGTAATCAGCAATCTCATCTAATTGTGTATCTAATGGCTTACCTGGTTGTTTCTTCCAATTTTTAAAAAACTCAAGTGTGTTAACCCACTCCGCAAATTCAATAATCATACTAGCTACTGTGTCATTTAAATTTCTAGTCGGTATTCTATCGTCGAACTTCTTTTGTATTTGTAATAACTCTTGTAACTGATCAATTGTTAATGTGTTAGTCATTTTCCTGTTCCTCCTCATATTTATAGACAACTTGACCTGCCACAATCCCTACTGCTTCATCAAGTTCAATGCCTTCTTTAACTGAATGTTGAATAGCATTTGTCATTCCCTCAAGTATTTCATCAAACGCTTGTGCTTTCTTATACACGTCCTCAATCTCTTTTAGCAATCCCTCTGTGTCATTGCCGTTATACGCACTAGCACTTATAACTGATTGTTCGATTTGTTCGCGGTTGTTCATCATTTCCATCTCCTCAAAATAAAGTTAGTTGCTTCTGTTCCTCATATTCCAAATCATGTTGCTTTATATATATTTCAAGCTCTCCGGCTGTATCAAATGTCTTTTTCACGCCTTGCCAACCTGGTACGATATGCCCATGAAAGTAATAAGTGCCATTCACTACATGGATATGTGCCACTCGTTCGTTATCCTGATACAAATATCTCTTAGAGCCGAAAAATTGGTTTAAGTATTCTTTACGTGCGCTATCTGTCATGATCTACTTCTTAACTTTCACGAATATGTCGTTTTCCATCAGGTAGCACGCATAACGTCCTCTTGGATGTTTCTGAGGTACATTAAACAAGTGTGGCTTCTTCTTACGTAGCTCAGCCTCTTTCTTTCGCTCTCTTTCCAATTCACGTTCGAGTCTCGCTTGTTTAATCTTTTCCATTTGTTTCATTTCTCTATATTCTTTTAGGTGCATGCCATAAGGCGCGTCTAAAGCTTCTGAAAACTCCCAACAACCTCTAACACGTTTAGAAACAATTCCAGCATTTATCCCACGCTTTGCCATTATTTCTTTTTCAAAATTGTTAAATTTATATGGTTTATTATTAATGATTACAACACTGCCCATTTATTCCACCTCTACATTTACGTTTCTAATTTTTAAATTGTCATACTCTAGTATTTCGTCAGGATTGTTATATAAGTAATCTGCCAGCGCTTCTTTTTCTTTATCCACATCATCAAAATGCTGATATTCAACTTCTGTAGGTATCCTTATATCAATCGTTGCATTTATATATGCTTGTTGTTGCATTAGATCACTTCATTTCTCTTTTGCGTTCTCGTCTTGCTTTAATTAATTCCTCGTACGTAATCCATGTTTTACCTGTATACTTAGGCGCTTTACATATCCAATTGAGTTTTATGTTTCTGTATTTATGTCTGAAAATCTTAGCTTTAAGTTTTGCTACTTCGGTTGGCATACCTTTAATGTCGATAACTTCAATCAGTTTGCCATCGAGATATAACGCGAAGTCTGCAATATATTCAATCTTTCGTTGTTTATCTAGTTTTGGTAATAATTCGAATTTCGGTTGTATTTCGATATGATCATAATTAGTGCCATTCATATTACTTTCTAAATATTGGTAATATTCACACTATACTTTGCTATCAAATACAATTCCTTTATACTCAACTTTCTTAGCGTTGTATTTACTCATTGTGCCACCTCTAAATATCAAATATCGTTGCTTGTAATCCTAGTTCTTGCTCATATAGAAGCCCGTGAGCGCCTTTGAATCGTTTTAGGTCACTATCAGTCATAATTTTCTTTTCGTCGCTGAAATGGGCTCCTGTGAGCGAATAAACTTCATTTACGTTGTCTTTATATTTGATGACCTTAATATCTTCCGTACCATCTTCTCGGTATAAGTAATATTTTTCTTTCGGCATTTTTTTAACACTCCTTAATATTCGACGATAGCGGGGCGTGTATGACGTTCTGCAAGTTTTTGGATAAATAGGTCGTACAACCTATTTTCATCGCCCTGCGCCTCGTCTATGAGTTTCTGAGCGTACATATCTGAACACTCAAGTTTAGTTTTTAAAAATTCTTTGGTAATCATAGTTTTAAACCTCTAGTTCTGTAATCTTGACCGTCCATCTTGATTAGTGTTGTATTGCTCATGATTCTGCTGAATATACGTTGTAAGTCTTTGTTTTTTGTCATTTCTTTCTCATCTAAGTTAGTAGTAAAGATGTTGTGTTTGCCTATCCTACTTTCAATAAGCTCGAACATCTTGCTAGTAGCGAATTCATTCATGTTGATACCGTAATCATCGAATACCATCAAATCGACATCACTTATAATTTGAGCCAATTCCTGTTCGGTCATAGCAGTTTGGTTGTTATAAGTGTTTTTAATTGTTGATATCAATTGAGGTACGTTCATATATAACACTGTGTAGCCTTTAGCTTTAACTGATTTAACAATACTCATTGATAAGTGTGATTTACCTGTACCGAATGAACCTTGGATTAGTAGCGATTGTTTATTGTCTAACGTGAAATTGTTTGCGTAACGTTCGCATAAGTTTTTTGCATACACTAGTTGTTCATTAGTCGGATTGTAATTATCAAACGTTGCTTTCGTTAGATCTTCGTTCATTATCGATTGCTTGAATATGCGTTCTGCTTTTCTCCGCCTGTTTCTCTTGTGATAGTTTTCAGTTGATTGTTTGGCATACTCTATCATTTCGCAGTCACAACCATGTTTGAATTCTGAACCGTCATCAAATTTGTAATAGTCGTACTTACGTCCACAGTTCTCACATTTCAAATCAAACGCTTGTTCAATGATTTGCTTTTTTAAAGTTGGTTTCTTTGCTAAGTTCTGGAATGACTCCACTTTCTCACTCCTTTAAAATGGTAAATTTTCTATACTTGATTGTGATGCACGCTGGAATGCATCTACATATTGATTAGATTCGTTATTAATTTTCGCTGTTTGGTTTTTATAATTATCAAAGTTTCCACTAAATAACGTTTTAGGTCGCAAATACTCATCCATTTTCGGATTACCTTTCCATTGAGCAGTCATGTTATCAATTACTGTAAAGAAATCTTCTTTTGAATTATCTTCATTAAATCTAGCTTGTATCAGTTTTTGATTAGCTTTAGATTTATGACTAAACTTCTTGCCGGTCTTTTCGTTTAGATAATCAATAATCTCTTTGTATGGGATGCGTGTCGGGTTGCCCGACAATATATCTATTCTATTTATATTGTTATTACTTGTATTATTAATACTTGTAATATTCTCTTTGACATTTGCGTCAATAGGGGTATTGACAGAATTATCAATAGGGGTATTGATTTTTGCGTCAATAGGTATTGACGTTTGCGTCAAGGGGTACATCTTCCTTTGTTTAACTTCATTACCTTCTTTGATAATTTCGATTTTTAGATAACCAAAGTTGGTAAGGTTCGAAATTCTACGAGATATAGTTTCCTTAACAACGTTGTATAAAGTTGCAAAGTAACCATTACTTGCTGTGCAGTATCCGTATTTGTTACTTAAAGATGTTATTTCTGCAAAAAGTAACTTTTCGCTGTCAGTAAGTCGGTTATCGTATCTGACATTTGCTGTAATTATTGAGTAGTAACTTGGTTGGTCAGTCATGTTGATTCTCCTTTCTGGTATAATTTTGTTATCGCTACTGCGTTAGATTGGGGGTGAATAATTATGGATCCTATTTTAGGTAAAGGTATTGATAAAATTATTCAAGGTGCTGCAGATGGACCTATCAAAACATTAAATTCTACTTGGGATTTAATTTTTGGTGGATATCATAACTGGGTTGCTAAAATACAATATAAACGAGAATTAGACTTGACTGACTTTAAAGCTAATATTGAATCTAAGGTAAAAAAGATACCTGATAATAATCTACAAGAACCTGAACTTTCAATAATTGGACCCGCTATTGAAAGTTCTAAATTTTATATTAGCGAAAGAGTAATAAGAGATCTTTTCTCTAATTTAATTGCATCTGCAATGGACAATCGCAAAACAAATGACGTACATCACTCTTTTGTTGAGCTTATTAAACAAATGTCACCTAAAGATGCAATATTGTTTAAATTTCTATGCAATCAAAAAGTTATTCCGGCTGTAAGATACAAATATATACGAGACAATAGTAAGGCAGGCGACTTTTTGTCAGATAGTATTATTTCTAATTCACCAATCGATTTAAATTCAACAGAAATTTCATTAAATAATTTAGAAAGAATTGGTTTATTAAAAATTGACATAGGTCTAAATTCTTATACTAATGAAAATCTTTATGAAAGTTTTGATGATCCCAAAATAATCAATAATTATATTCAAAAATATGAAAAAGAAACTTACAAAAAAGTTCGTGATGTTTTTAATATGATTAATCATTTTGGTATAGAAAATATATCTCGTTACTATAATTTATCTATCAATGAAGTTTATACAATTGTAAAACCTGCCTGTATTGAGTATGACAAGGGGTACATTGAAATTACCTCTTTTGGCAAAGCATTTGCCAAATGTTGTTTTTAATATCTAGAAAATGGTTTTCCTACAGCTTTTTTATAATTTCTAACATTCCTAATCTCTTCCGCCAAGATGACGATTAGGAGTGCTATTTTTATTACTCTTAGTCTATTCATTCATTTTTCTCTCCTTTCAACATTTTATTGAGCCTCTCATCAACTTTTATCCACGAGTCATGCAAGTGATATTTATCATCAAATGACTTAACGCCAATCGCATGTTGCTCGTTGTGATGTTCGCGACATAACGCTAATACATGTTTGTCATAGTGATTCATTTTGTTTCTGTTCATGCCTCTGCCGACTGCTTCATAATGCGCTAGGTCTGCGTGAGGCTTTCCGCATATTACACAGTTGCGGTTAACAGTTGACCAGTATAAGAATGATTTATCTTGTTTCAGTAGATTACTCGTTTTGTAGCTAAGTGGTATGTCGTTGTAGAACGTCCAGTCAAGCGTTGCTTCAATGATTTGACTTGCTTGTGTTCTCGTACAATTACTTAGCGAAATACGTTCATCATAGCCGTAGTACGTTCTTACAAACTCGATGAACATATGTCTCATATAGTCCATTGGTTGACCTGTATGTTCTTCTATATCTTTGACAAGCGCAAATATTTTTCGTCGTTGCTTGCCGGTAATTTGAAACGGATCTATGACGCTTACATCGACTTCCACATCAAATCCGTTATCAAGTAGTAATGTTTCTTTATTGCCTAATTCAACACCCGAGATGACAACTGTTGTTGTGCCGTCGTCTTGAGTGATATAACTAGTAATTTTCGGCATTTAATCATTCCAATCAGAACGGGAGGTCTGAAAAATCTTCTTCAGTATTGTCAAACGGATTATTACCAGTTTGAGTTTGTCCTTGTTGTTGATAATTGTCATTTTGTTGTTGGTTGCTATTCTTCGGTTCTAAGAATTGAACACTGTCCGCTACTACTTCTGTAACAAACACACGTTGCCCGACTTTGTTTTCGTAATTACGTGTTTGTAGTCGTCCGTCTACACCTGCCAGCGATCCTTTAGAAAGGTATTTTTCAACATTTTCAGCTTGTTTCTTGAACACTACTACGTTTATAAAGTCTGCTTCACGCTCGCCTTGAGCGTTCGTAAATGTTCTGTTTACTGCTAATGTGAATGTCCCTACACTTACACCATTTGGCGTGCTTCTTAATTCTGGGTCTTTTGTTAAGCGTCCTACTAAAACTACTCTGTTTAACATTATTGCTTTCCTCCAGTAATTGTTTTTGCGTTGTGTCGTATTTTTTGAATAGCTTCTGCTGCTTGTTTTTCTGTTAATTTATAGTTATTTATATCGAATTTTTGTTCTACTATATTTTGTGGCGCTTCTTTATCCGTGCCCTTTATCAAGTTAGTGAAATCTATAACCTCTTTCCTTAAAATCCCTATAGTTTCGCTACTAGCCCATTGTGTTCTAGTTTGCTGTTTTGGATTATTATTTTTTCCGCTTGCTTCATTTCCGTCATCATCTTGGTCGCTAGTAATACCGAAAATCGCGGATAATGAATAACGTTTAAGGTAGCTGATTAACGATCCTGCGCCTTGTGGCGTATTCTTTTCTGCATTCATAAATACAGGATCATACTCGATATATTCACCACTTTCATGCATAAGCATTGTAGCGACCCCTACGCGCCCGTCTACATCGTTCAAAGCCCATTGAGTATAAGACAATCCGTGAGGTGTTGCGGCCTCGTCAATGGCTTCTACAACATTCTCAAGAGGTACGTATTTTGATTTGAAAAATGGATTATTTTTATCTTTGAGCGGTTGTTTTACTTCTTTACGAAACGCAACCATAGCTTTGTTTATTTCTACAACTGTTTCTGATTTATTCATCACTTAATCACCAGGCTTTCTGTTACCTTTAATTCAACGCCAGGAATATCTTTCCCAGCTTTCAAATCATCGATTAGTTGCTTAGAATTAAGTTTCGGGGCTTGTGATAGCCAATAATCCTTTGGAATAAGTTTTTCATCGATAATATTTTTACTAGCCCCGTTTTTGCGCTTGTAAATATGATTAGTAGCTGTGCGGTAACTATCTACTTCCTGTGTTTCTAACATCTCTTTTAAGTAATCTCTTAAACGATCAGTTAAATTTTGTTTTTGTTTTTTTAAATTTTGAAGTCTCTTAATTTCTTTATCTATGACATCTATGTCACCTAAAGTTTCACGTCTCCAATTGACAATGTTGTCTACTTTGACGTTCATTTCTGCTTTGATAGAATCTAATGTATCTTTTAGTAATGTTGGATCTAATTCATCTTGATTAGACATCTCTTTAAATGCTTCTGATAGCTCATATAGATTAGCCATTAGTTAATCCCCCTCTACCATTTCATGACTAAGTTAATTAGTCTGTCCTGTTCATCTGTGTTCTCTTCAATCCATTCATCTATTGCTTGGTTGAATAAGTCTGATGCCATATCTAAGTCATTCTCATCTGCGACATAAGCATGTTTAATTGGTACGTTGTTCATATCTTTAATTTGTATTGATATGCCCATATGACCTTTTAAAATGAATAGCTTAAAATCGAATCCGTTAACATGAATATTTTTGCGTATGATATTGCCTATTTCGTAATACATCTTGACTTCCTCCATTTTTCGTTTTATATTTAACTTGAAATTTTTCTTAAGTACTTGATACTGTTACTTGTTGGCGCAAGTAGCAGTTTTTTTATTCTTCATAAAAGTATTCCTTATAGAATATGAAAGTTGCAATACTTGCGAATCCCGCAATTGACCACGCTGTAGTGAAGTATAGAAACGGCATAAGTACAATCGCTAAGACTGTGAAGCACAATACTGCTAATAGGTAGCTTTTATAAGTTTTACTCATTTTCTTTTTTCAACGCCTCCATTATTCTCTCGTCTGACAAGCCGTGATAAGGGAATTTTTTCCTAGCTAATTGGACGGGTATTCTGCCTCGTATCGCAATGTACCCTTCGTCTTCAAGTTCTTTATTCAGTTCTCTTATTATTTGTCCCGCTTTGGATTTAGAAACAGATAAAATTACCGCAAGTTCTTTAGCTTGCAAACTATTTTTTATCATATCTATTCCTCCTTTTTATTTTTTGTGTTGTGTATAATTTAGTTATCTCCTAGTGAAAGGAGGTGGTAATTATGAATAATATAAATCTCACTCAACGACAGTTAGATTTAATAAAGAAAAATCAAGCTATCTTATCTAAATTGCCTGTCGAAGCTTACGCTAAAGCCGCAAATACTATGAATAATTCGTATGTTATGAACGCTCTGGAAATTCAATCGACCGTTAATAATGTTATGAATAGCATTAGAATTAACCAATCTAAATTATCTGATTGGGCTTCCTATATGCATCAAGTAACTAAGAATCATCCAATGTTCAAATCTAATTTATTTTCTGAAAAAATTCTTGATGAATTCATAAGTTCTAACAGCTTTCCGGATGATGAAGTCCGCAAAGTTAGCACTCATTTGAGAAAGTCTTTTGTCGATACTGTCGATGTCCCTGTTCTTGGTAAAACCGTCAATTCTGCCCATCCAATAGATGACGTAAATACCAAAGAAAGTGATAAGATATTCTATAAATCTATCAATCAATATTTTTTGGCTCCTTCCTCATCGTTTGTTCACGATGTTTCATTAACTGTTGCTAAAAGTGTTGCTGTTAATATGTTTGTCAGGACTGCTAATGATGATTACGTGAATTACTTCTTTTCAACTGCGGTAATAGCTGTATGCTATGTCGCTTCGTGTCTTGCTAATGCTTTTGATTTAAAGAATAAAAGAAAAGATTTTAAATAGTTTCACACCATTTTTATAATTATCTTCCAAACCTTCCAAGTCACAACTGCCATTGTGATGAGGAGGGTTGCTTTATATAGTTTGTTCATTTGTAATTCCTCCTATTAAGTTGTTTGTTCAATTGTGTGTTATTCTTCTTCGTCTAAATCAAAGTGCTGTTCGATTTGGTCAATTGCCCACTCAATCATTGATTCAAGGTGTTTCTCTCTGTCGACTTCGTAAGTGTGCTCAATCTCGCCTGCATATGTCACAGTAAGAGTATCTTTGTGTGTGTATGTTTGACTTTTGTTTTCTTTAACTGCATAAAGTGTTAATACTATATTGTTTAGCTTTTCTTTTTGTTCTGGTGTCATTTACGCTCCCCCTAAATTAGCTTCATAACCGAATTCAGTCATGATTTCATGTATTTTCAATCTGCCTTTTTGTGTCCATCTAGTTTGTAAAACTGTGTCTTCTCTGCCATCAGAACGCACAATTGTTATAGTGTCTGAATCTGTGTAACTCTTGCCCATGTGTTCTGAGTAAAGCACCCACTGTTTATTTACTTTTCGTTGTAATCTAGCTTCGTGTAGTAGTTTGTTTAACTTTTGTGCTGATATACCGTAGTCTGCCGCGATTTGAGTTGTAGCTAATGTGCCAGTTGATTTTAAGATTTCATCAACATAATCTGCTTTGGGTTTTAGCTCTCCGATTTCTTGTTGTAATAGTAAGTTTTGCTCTTTTTCTTTCTTATACTCAGTCAACACTGTAATGATGTAGTCTGGATCTTTTAATGTTTGTTCAATTACATTGTCTGTTGCGTATATACCGTGCTTACGAATGGCTGGTAGGACGTCTGATGTTACCCAGCGTTTGAATTTTCGAGCGGTTTCTCTGATTTTTTCGTTTTTGCTTTGTTTAGAAGCGTCAAAGATTAAACTGTATAATCCTGATTCGTTGATAATGATCATATTTCTGTTTTGACCTGATGCACTAAATTGGTGCGTCAGCTTGTCCTCACTATCAACATGATTTCTGATGGCATTGTCTGTCCTTGCATATCCTAAAATCTCAGCAATATCTTTTCCTACAAAATAAGGTTCGTTTTCAATTTCCACTGTTCTTACTGGTAGCTCTTTAAAATTAAATGTTTGTAATGCTTGCATAATGTTTATGCTCCTTTCGTGTATAATGTTGTTATCAACCTAAGGGGGGTGATGCTTATGGCTAAAAGAGGCAAGAAAAACGGTAAGCAATCTACTAGTAGAACTGCTAAACTTGCTAGCAAAGTACTTCGAGATAAACGAAGTGGTAAGAAAGCTAAAAGTTTGGCTGGTAGTGTGCTTGCTCAATCTTAATCAACCGCTCTTAAACTCTTGTATTTCATTTTCAAGATATAATCAGGGTTTATAATCAGTTGGTTTTTGTTACCTTGTGCATTTGTGTAGGTCGCAACTACATAAGTGCCGGGTAACTCCATTTCATTACCTTCCATTTCACGAAGAGTACAGTTTTTTATTCTTGTATCATCGATTAAATCTACATACTCAAATTCCATTTGTAGTTCCTCCTATTAAAGCGTTTGTTTTTCTTTTGTCGTGTTTTCACGACTTTGATTTAAAAAATATATGTCTGCACTGATATCTAAGTACAAACAAATTGCTCTTACTTCTGACATTGAAAAGTCGTTCCCATTAGTTCGATTTAGTTTTTTATTAACAGTTGTTCTATTTATATCAAGTAATTCGGCTAAATCTTTATTCTTGATGCCTCTTTCTGTTAACAAACCTTTCAACTTGTTATATCCGTTCATTTGCGCACCTCTTTTCTAAGTCGTGTATTTACGACTTGTCTATTATACTACACCACTCTTTTTACTTTTGCAACACTTTTGTCGTATTTTTATAACTTTTTTTATTTCTTCTTATATAAGTGTTGTAAATAAACAACACATGGTGTATATTAAATTCATGGGGATAAATAATAATAAGGAGTTAGAACGAAATGACTTTTGGAGATAGAATAAGAAATTTAAGGAAGCAAAAAGGTTTGACTTTACAACAACTTAGCGATGAACTGCATGAAAAATTCCCTTCAAAGGACAAGAAAAACAGTTTTACTAAAGGTAAATTGTCCAATTGGGAAAATAACAAATCAGAACCCATAGCGAAAACTGTATCTCAACTAGCTTCTTACTTCGGTGTAAGCATGGATTATTTAATTGGTTTAGAAGATGATATTGTTCCATTAGAAAACATTAATCATTACTATCAAGTGCCATTTTATGGAAAAGTTTCTGCTGGAAATTTTGAGACAGTCGAAATTGAAACAAAAGATTTTGATATTCCAGACGTAGCCTTTAATGGTCGTAAGCCTAGTGAATGCATAGCGTTACAAATAAATGGTGATAGCATGAACAAAATACTTGCTAACGGTTCTTATATAATTGTCCATGATTATAGAAAGTCTTGTGATCATAAACTTAACAGCAATGACATCCTTGTATTACGTCTAGGTGGTGAATATACAGTTAAGCGTGTGAGACGTACTGAAACAAAACTACATTTAGACCCAGTAAGCTATTCAGATGAATTTAAAACTAATTCTTACGATTTAGATTCTATTGATGAAATCGAAGTGATAGGCAAAGTTATTTATAACTATCGAATTTTTGATTAATAACACTTATATAGCGCTTTATTATAAAAAGTAAAGGAGAAATAAAAATGAAAGAATTACCTAAAAACAGATTAACATTCAAAGAAAGTATGATTGAGAGTCAATATTTAGCAACTAAAACAAAAGAAGAAAAGAAACAATACAAGCAACTATCTGTTGAAGATAAAAGAGAAATTTTAAAAGAATACCAAAGCAAACCTAGAAAAGAAATGAGATTTGAAAGTGAAATCAATAAATCTGACGAAAACTTATCTAAAATCTACCAAAGATTTAGCGAAATAGGAGTAGAGGATTTGTTTGGTACAAAAAAAGAAGTGAAAGAACTACCTATGATTTTAAAAGATAATGAAAACATAATGTATGTAACTTCGGGATTGTACAATAATAATACCTACTTAATAGTATGTACTGATCTAAGATTGTTATTCTTAGATAAGGGGATGATATATGGTTTGAAATTCCATGAATTTCCATTCGAGAAAATCAATTCTGTTTCGTATAAAAAAGGACTTCTTTTTGGCGAAATAATTATACATCACGGTTCATCAAGTATCGCTATAGGAAGCATATCAAAAAACACTGTATCTAGAATGGCGGAAACAATACAAGAACAAATCTCTATTCGAGAAAGTTCTATGAAACCATCCAATTCTGAAAAAATGAGTTTTTCTGTTGCTGATGAATTAATAAAATATAAAGAATTATTAGATGTCGGAGTAATTTCTCAGGAAGAGTTCGATAAGAAAAAACAACAATTATTGGATATTGATTAATAACGTATATTTAGCGCTTTAATATAAAAAGTAAGCAAAGGAGAAATGAAAATGAGAAAATATAATTTTGATAAATTCTTCTTATATATGGCGGTACTGTCATTACCAATAGTCATATTTTTTCCATTAATGTTAAGCATCCCAATCATCTTTTTTATTTTTTCAATAAGAAAGAAGGAAGATTAATAGTGCCTGTGTGGCGTGAGGAGGATGAGGGATGGAAGAAAAACAATACTTATGGAGATATAACGATATAGAAAAAAGAATGAATGAACTTCACAAAAAATATAAAGAATTAGTGGATATATTTTTTGGTGATGTAATAGATAAAAATACTGGATACTTCCCCTTTTATTCCGGTATAAAATATAGCTACGCAGATTTGAATATCAGTTTTTACAGAGGTTTAATTTATATTCACGGTGGGTCAGAAGGCATGCAAGCGAAAAAAATAAATATTTCTGTAGATGATGTTTTAAAAAGAACAGAAAGATCTTTCGAGAAGTTAAGTGAATATATAAAAAGTACTTTCATTTTCGAAAAAGTCATACATGATTTTCAAATGTTTAACTTGAGCGATTTAGCTAGTATATACAACGACGATGCAATTGCGCATTATTATTTTGAAACTCATTCTGACTTATATTTATCAGATAAATCTACAAAAATTTATCGAACACCTAATTCTTTGTTAGAAAACGCAAATGATTTACCGGCTTCTTTAAGAAAATACACTCAATTATTAGAAACAGTTAATGACAAGGATTTTGAAACTCATATAGTTGAAGCTTATGATTGCTTTATGTCTGAAAAAAGGCTAGCTACATCACTACTTTTAGGTAGAGCGCTAGAACTAATGTGTAGGCTGATATTGAACAAGTTTGATAAAGATATAATTAAACAAACACCTGATTACAAGAGGAATATAAGAACATTTTTAAACGAAATGGAAAACAACGATTTAATAGAAGAACATTTAAAACATTCAGTCAAAGCTGCTATTGAACACAGAAACTCTATTATGCATGGTATTAAAATCGAAGAGTACAATTCGATAATTCAAACATTATTTGACGAAATAGCTAAGCTGTCTAATGTATATAAGTCTCTTAATAAACAGTAAGCAAAATCGGATTCTTCATTACATACCGAATATTCATCATAAACACTGACTGCATCTTCTAAGACATTTTTTAAAATTCTAATGTCTTCATTCGTTAAAACTAATTCATTGAAATTATGATTGTTTTTAAATGTCATAACATCACCTACTTTTTATTTTATTATATCACATTTAGTACCTAGTACTAAAATCACGGGTAGCCCGCCTACCCTTATTATTTTTTGCCAATTTTGAGGAGGGAGAAGCAAAATGCCAGTATATAAGGATGATAATACAGGTAAATGGTATTTTTCCATTAGATATAAAGATGTATACGGTAATAACAAACGTAAGATGCAACGCGGTTTTTCAACTAAGCGTGAAGCTAAGAGAGCAGAGGCTATTTTTTTGAATGACGTAAACGAAGGATATAGTGATTCGAAAACATTTGATTATGTTTTTCATCACTACTTAGAAAATAGCGATTTGAGACCTAAAACAAAACGACGCAAACAAAATGAATATCATAAACACTTTAAAGCTAAGTTCGGGCACATAAAAATGAATAAGATAACACAAAATCAATGCCAAGAGTTTCGTAAATATCTAATAGAGAATGTAGCATCAACAAATTCTGCTCGTACAATTTGGTCAGGTTTTAAAGTTGTAATTAATTATGCTAAAAAATACTTTGGATTACGTACAGATCCAACAATATCAATTAAACCTATTCCGCGTGTAAAACCAAAACCTAAGTTTATGATGCGTGAAGAATTTGAAGAAAGAATCAAAGACATTGAAGAGCAAGATTACAGAGAGTTATTTACATTAATGTTTTATACAGGTTTGAGGATTGGCGAAGCTATGGCGCTTGTTTGGACAGACTACAATAAATATAAAAAAGAGATATCCATAAATAAAACAATGGACATCTCTAATAGAACTATATATCCGAGACCAAAAACAGATAGTTCAGAGGATATTGTTCCTTTACCTAAATTCATCAATACAATGTTAACTGAACGACACCAACGTGAAAAAGAGTTAAACAAATATTTTGATGAACGTAGTTATTTTATTTTCGGAGGAATGGCTCCCAAACATTACAGTCATGTTCAAAAGAAATTCCAAAAAGCTTTCCCCCATTATAACATTCACGCGTTAAGACATTCTTATGCATCTTATCTTGCAAATAATGGTGTAGATATTTTCGTTTTACAGTCACTCATGAGACATGCTCAAATCACTGAAACGATGGGCACTTACAGCCATTTATATACTCAGAAAAAACACGATGCAATAGCCATTTTTGACAAGTAA